TTGGGTACGGTAGTGACCGTGGTACTGATTACTGGATTGTAAAGAATAGTTGGAGTAGTTCATGGGGAGAGGAAGGGTATGTACGAATTGAGAAATCAGACAGTACAAATACCAATGGTGTGTGTGGTATTGCTATGCAGCCATCATATCCTGTAGTGTAAATCTGTAATTATACATTTTATCTCATTAAAATAAAATGTGTGAAATGAACAGTGTTACTTGTCGTCTTATACGAGGTTCATTGTTTTATTATATTCATCGAAAACGAACTTATAAATATATAAATTTTCCTCATCCTTTTCCAATTTTAGTAAAAATTACAGAAAAAGACATTTTGGATTCATTTTTATTGAAATAAGGTTCTAGTTCTTACAAATAGTTCTGTATAAATGATATGCCCAATTATGGTAAACTGTACAATTAATGGAATATGTTGTATAATTTGTATATCAATATACTGTTCAAATGGAAGTACAGCTAATCGTACACAAAATAGAGACAAAGCGGTTGACCATTTATCTTGTCTCAGATATTTCCACGCATCCAAATAGTGTTTAGGTACGTGTAAACATAGCATATACAGTAAAAAAATGTCATAATTGTCTGTGATTTGAAAATATAGAATAAAAGCAATACTCTGTAAGAACTGTACAAAATTATTATTTGTTAACATATCTGTTCTGAAATGGATAGCTGATGCTAATAGAAAAAATGGGTGTACAATATGAGCGTTATCGAAAGACATCGAGACAATGGATAGAAATGTAGTACAACCATATATTTGCATCAAAGATTGTGTATTTCCATATATTTTTGCGTGTACAATATCCGTTATGCCGTGTGGAATAATAACATTAGTCAAAATAGGTTTATAGAATGATTGTAAAAGCATTTTTGAAATAGAAAAGGAAAATGCTTTTGTTTTGTTTACTGTACAAATACTATGATTTTTTATTTTCATCGTTGTCTCGTTCGAATTCTTTTGTAATAAATTCTTTTTTCATATTTGCATAATAGTACTGTACTCTATATTGATGACTTAAAAAATACACAGTAATAATCGCCAACCGTATATAGATATTATTAGAAATGACAGGTAAATAAAAGAGTAAAAGTTCGAATAAAAAGAATAATGTTTTTGTTTGTAATAATTCGGAAATCATTATTTTAGTACTATACCTTCGCGTGTTATATCATCTTGTATATTTTGACTAATAATATCCTTGCATTCTTTTATATAGGAATTTAGTTCTTCCAGAGTATTTTTATTTTTGTCTCGAATATACTGTGTCATTAATGTAATACATAATGGGTCAAACGGGTTATTTGTTGCCCGTCTCAAAATAGGTTTGCTAATTGTAATTGCTTTCATAATGACACATCTATATACTATACAATGATGGAATTAATCCTTAATCAATTTTATGCAAAAATATATTATCTACTAATTCTAAATAGATTTTCGATATAAAATGACTAAATATTTATAATACTGTACAATTATATGAATAGTTACTACATTAAATAAGTACATTACGCACATGATAAAACTAGGTATTATTGGCGGAGGACAATTAGCATTAATGCTTATTTGTGCTGCAAAACGGTTGAATGTGCATACAACCATTTACTGTGATGATGAGAACGCACCATCTAGATGTTTCTGTAATCGTTTTGTTGTTGGTGACTACAATGACTATAGTAGTCTTTCAGAATTTGCGAGTACAGTAGATGTAATCACATTTGAATTTGAGAATATTCCTTATGAATCTCTTCGTGAAGTAAATAAAACCACACAAGTGTTTCCTTTTCCAGAAATAAATCAAATAATCCAACATCGCATTAGAGAAAAAGATTTTGTAAATAGTCTGCAACTTAAAACAACAGATTATAAACTGGTTCGTACGGTAGATGATATTTTACAGTACACAGATATGTTACCGTGTATTTTAAAAACGTGTACAATGGGTTATGATGGAAAAGGTCAATACAGATTAAACTGTAAAGAAGATGTTGAACAATTAGATTTGGACTCATCACAAGAATATATTTTAGAAAAAACTGTACAATTAAAAAAGGAAATATCGGTTGTTTTGGCAAGATTTAGTGAAAACAAATATGAAATATACGAACCAGTTGAAAATATACATAAGGAACAAATTTTAAGAACATCTGAAATACCTGCAAAGATAAGTAAAGAACTCTATAAGAAATCACAAGAAGGTGCAATAAAAATTGCAGAGAATCTCAATTATGTTGGTACTTTATGTGTAGAATATTTTATAGATGAAGATTACGAGTTGTATGTAAATGAGATTGCGCCACGTGTGCATAATTCAGGACATTTAACAATTGGTACTCATACAGTAAATCAGTTTGAAAATCATATTCGTGCAGTATGTGACTTAGAACAAAAAGAGACAAAGAAACTGTACAATGCAAAGATGACAAATGTTATTGGAGAAGATGCAACGTGTCATATGAAAATAGAAGACGCATTTTTAGAAGAATCTTTAGGAAAAAACTTTTATTTTGATTATCGAAAAAAAGAAGTAAAGCCTAATCGTAAAATGGGTCATTATACAGAAATTATCAACTAGAAAACATATCTATAGAATTCATCCATTCTAATTTTTGTTTCGATTTTTCTAGATTGGTTTGATCTTCCAAACCAGAAAATAAATAATCCGTTTTAGGTCGTACTTCATTTGTTTTTATTTGTTTATAAATATTCGGCAATTGTTTCAAAGTATTCTGTAAAAATCCTTTGTCAGATAAGATAACTTGGTCTGTACGGAATGGTTCGCAAAATAGCGATACTGCAAAATACAGGAGATGACGACGTTTCTTTGAACATGACGATGTAAATTTTATACAGAATAAATCTCGAATAGCGGTTAAAATAGACTGTACAAACTGATTATCTGCTGTTTTTGAGACAAAGAATATAGCATCCCATATAACCCATATGAGGTCAGTTTGATATTTAGGTTCCACAGGGACATCGTATCTCCTTTCACAAATACATTTTGTTTTCCGTTTTTTGCAAATGATGTCAAATTCAATAATCCATTCTATCCAATAGCAAGCTTGTATCATATTGGGACGATGGTCTTCATCTGCAGTGATATTGTACGCAAACTCATTAATAGCGATAAAAATTTCTTTAGGGTCTTTTTTATGTACAATAGGAAATGCAAATTCTGCAGAGGAAGCTTTTAGACGGTCAGTCATTTTTGTCATATCGAATTCATCTTCTTTATTGATTTTCAGTAATTCGAAACCATTTTTTTTGGGATTTGAGACAAGTACAACAATTACTTCTGTAAATAATTCACGAATTGTTTTATTATTTCTCAATTCTATTTCATCGTAAAACATACCTTGAACCATAATATTTCGGAATATCTGAAACCGTTTTTGTAAATAAATCGCAATTTTAGGATTTGCATTGCATATATGTTTTCCTAAATACAACATAAGTATTTCCCAAATTTCCATATACTGTCCTGAGCAAACTAATTCAGCACACCAATAACATGCGTGTTCTATTTTACCATTAAATATTGCAGTAAAAAATTCTTTCTTTACGTCAGCGCGTTTATACCCTGAAAATGTCTCACTTTTGAATTCTCCTCCAGTACGAATATCATTTATAATATATGTGAGGTCGCCGTGTTCTTTTACAGGTATTTCAGCCATCAATATATGTTTATAATGGAAACTAAAAACATATATTTGACTTGTTTATCGAGACAGGAATCGTTTTCTGAAATGGTCAAGTAGAGATGAATCTACTATGCTATTCCATAATCCGAATACTGTACCCATAACCATTCCTGGGTTTAATAGATATTCCCAAGTGATATTTTTATAATTATGTCTGTTTAATTTCATGTTTACAAAATCATATTCGCTAAATACTGTAAAAATAATGCTTCCAGAAAGCGCACCAATTAAAGGGTATGCACAATAATACCGCGGAAAGGAAACCATAATAGAATTATAACAAAAACACAAAATAATTTTATATACATTTATTACATAAATATGTGTAAAATAAGTAGTACAGTAAAGTGTGTCAAAATCGAAGACCAATGGTATGACATTACGAAATTCATCAAAAGTCATCCTGGGGGTAGTGTAATTGAGAGTTACGATAAGCAAGATGCAACTTTGGTTTACAGAGAAATGCACAGACGTTCGAAACGAGCAGACAAACTACTGAAATCACTTCCAAAGTTATCGATAATTGAGACAAATACTGTACAAAGCAAGGATGATAGTGATTCTATGATTATTGCGTTCAAAGAATGGACAAAATCATTGGAACAAAGAGGATACTTTAAACCGAGTTGGACACATTCTACTTACAGGATTTTAGAATTATTTGGATTATTTCTAGGTGCATCGTGGTTAATTGCACATGACGGTATACTGTACAAAATATTAAGTGTATTGGTGTACGGTTTATTTGGTGGCAGATGTGGTTGGGTACAACACGAAGCAGGACATCGTTCATTTACAGGTAATATTCCGATAGACGATTTTGTACAAAAGGCAGTAATGGGTATAGGATTACTAACAAGTGGTAGTATGTGGAATTCTATGCACAATAGACATCACGCTACAACTCAGAAGTTACATTATGATATTGATCTGGATACAATGCCGTTTGTGTTATTTCACGAAGACGCCTTAGAACCGCGTAAACTATGGTCAAAATTATGGCTGAGATACCAAGCATATACGTTTTTACCGATAACAAGTGGTGCTATGGTGACATCATTTTGGGTGTATTACTTGCATCCTAGGAAAGTGATACGAGACAAAGACTGGGTACAGGGTATTTTTATGTTGATTGGACACATTGGTAAAACATATGTCATACAGAAGCAAAGTGGGTATTCGCTTTGGAATTCTTATTTATTGAATTTGGCAAGTATGTATGTTTCAGGATTTTATTTATTTGGTCATTTCAGTACATCACATACATTTATGCCAGTGATTGCGCACGATGAGACACCCAATTGGATAGAGTATAGTATTGGTCATACTGTAGATATAAATACTCAAAGTGCAGCAGTATCTTGGATAATGGGATACTTGAATTGCCAATGTGTACATCATCTTTTCCCACAAATGCCGCAATTTAGACAACCAGAGGTGTCGAAAGAACTTGAACAATTTGCGAAAAAATGGGACTTAAAATATCATCACATTGGGTATTTTGATGCTTGGTACCGTACATTCGCAAATCTGGACCGCATAGGACAGCTAGTATACAACTCGTGAGAGAAAAAATTGATTAGCTGAGATTAGAATATATACAGTACACATCTTACCCAAATAGGGCTAAATACACAATCAAAACTTATTTACAATCTTTAATATTTAATCATGTCAACTATTGAATGCTGCATCTGTATGGACGATATTATGTCTACAAACTGTATTACTACACCTTGTGGACATATATTTCACGCAAACTGTTTAATGAAACATACCTATATGAATAGCTACACGTGTCCTTGTTGTCGCGCTGAACTTGTTGAAAAATCAAGAAATCACGACAGTGATGACGATAGTGACGACAGTGACGATGATAGTCTAGTTTCAGAAGACGAAACTGTTTTGACAGAAGTACAAGAGGAAGATAATAACTTGCAAGGTTTCCGATGGATGTTCCAAAGGGCAAACTGCGAAGAACTGGAAGGTGATGAGGCAGAATACAATGAAAGAATGGAGGAAGAATCATTCCAATCTGGACAGGAACAACTTATTTTCGAAGAACAAAAAGACCAAATCGAATATCTTGTAAAAGAAATCAAGAAAAGAAAATGTATCTCATATGAGGACCTACTAAGGGCATATATTGGAACCAATTGCGATGACTATATGTACAATGAATATGGTCGTGATATGGAGTATAAGGTAACCAGTACAATTAATGATATTGACAGTAGAGTAAGGGATGATTTCGCATACAGCACACGAGGACCACGAAGACAAGCGTTTGTACAAATGATGTAAATATTTATATATTTTGTAAAGTTAATTGTTAATAAAACTTCACCTTTTTTTACAGTATTTGTATGGTGCACAAGAACTTTTCATTGTAAATCCTCTAATTTTCTTAGAACATCTTTTTCGAGAAAACCTCCGTGGAAGAGAAAATACTTTCTTATCTTTTTTCCGTATACACTTTTTATGTTTTCTGGTATGTTTGCAACAATTTACAACTGGTTTCATTTTTTACAGTACACTGATATTTTATTATTTTACTATATATTGTAAAATAATGAAAGAGGCTACTCTAATTCACAATAGTTTTTACATTACCTATGCGTTTTTGATGACAACTGCAACAATTACCTTTATTGAGGCAATTCGTACGAAAGATATTAAAATTCGCAATATCCTAAATTTAGAGACGTGTATTTCTGTTGTTGCTGCATTTTTCTACGGTGCTTTTGTGAATAAACTTGACAAGGAAACGGTAGATTATGAAGAAATAAATATGCTTCGATATGTAGATTGGTCGATTACCACGCCAATCATGTTATTGGTATTAGTACTTGCTTTACTGTACAATACAAAGGGAGGTCCAATGAATTTCTATTCATTCTTGGGTATTCTCTTTTTGAACTATGGTATGTTAGGTTCTGGGTATTTAGGAGAAATCCAAGTTCTTGAAAAGACTGTCGCAAATGTGTTTGGATTTGGGTTTTTCGCGGCGATGTTCTATTTTATTTACAGTACATACGTGAAGGGTTCAAGTGACAATAAAATGTTATTTATGGTATTCTTGATTCTGTGGGCATTGTACGGATTGGTATATTTCTTGGACCAAGTGTCTCAAAATGTAGCCTATAATATTTTAGATTTATTTTCAAAATGTTTTGTTGGTATTTTCTTTTGGGCTTATTTCACCAAAGTGTTTACATTAGGGTAATGAGGAAGTTTACCCAAATACATTTTCTTCTGAATAGCTAATGTAGAGAAAACCATCTTCGTCCTTATAATTATCGTACAGTACACTCATTATTGAGCCAGATGAAGGAATATTCCCAGAAACAAATAAAAATATAGCCTTTTCAGAAGCTAATCGTAATCGTTTTCTTATAACGTACATAAACTGGCCGATTGTAAAATC